CGGGCTCCAGGCCGAGCTGGGCGGCGATCATGATGGAAGAGGCGATGCTCTTGTGGGTGCACTTCTGGAGCTGCGGTGAGCCACTGAAGGCCGTCAGGGCCAAGCGCGCCATCCGGTCGGCCGTTAGATGCTTGGGAAGGGCCAGGGCCAGTTGAGGCTTGACGGCTTCCATGAAGTTGCTGAGCGCGGTCACCGGAGACGGTGCCTTGCCGCCGGTAGCGGCTTCGCGGAGTTGGTTGGTGGACATATTCAGATTTCCTTGTAGTTGTGGAATTTCCGGTAGGCCGACTCATCAACCGGAAGCACCACGCGGAAATCCGCTGTATCGCGCTTCTTCTCATGCATGGCACGTTGCGAGCTGATGAACAGCTCCCGGTCCCATACTCGGTGGTGGCTGATGCTGGACTTCGATTTCCCAGTCGGGTCAGAGGTTTGCAGGTAAAGGTCCTGGGCGTTCATGGTTTCCTCACTTGATCCTGAGCACGCGCTGCGTGCCGCGCTTGGTGAATTTCTCGGCGATGGCCGGGTGCTTGTCGCGGAAAGCGTTGATGTCGAAGTTGGAGTTGGCCTGAGACTTCCAGGAAGCCAACTGCTTGCCCTGGTGCGTGATGATCTGGTGCTCCATGAAGACCAGCTTCAGGCGCGCCGCCATGTCGTCAACATCCGACTCCATGAGCTTGAGCTTAGACTTTGTGAACTTGAGCTTTTTCACGAGCTCTGCGATGTCCTCGCCGACCTCGATGCTGGTGCCCTGGTCGCGCTCAAACAGCCGCATGATGTCGCTCACCTTGGTGGCGGGCGGAGGGTCACGGCGCTGGATTCGATCCCAGAACTCAACCTCCTTGGCGCGGATGGTTTCGATCAGCTCGTCATCGCGCTTGACCTCATAGACTCTGAAGTCGTCGATGCCGAGCATGACCGGCATGAGGCAGGAAGGCGCCGGCTTGATCATCATCCCGTGCATGCACTGGGCCGTGTAATAAACCGGGATCTCGTCGGTGTGCTCGTCGCCCCATTGGCCGCGGCTGTAGAAGTCGGCTGTGGTCTTGGCCTCGACGTTGCGCCCGTCGTCTGTTTCGGCGTCGATCTCGGCCGCCAGGAACGAATGCTCGCCATGGGTGTAGCGGTTGTTCCTGCCGATCAGCCGGATCCCTTTTTCCTCGCAAAGCATGTCGAGCACGTACGGTTCCAGGCGCTTGCCGCGCTCCAGGATCTTCAGCTTGCCCGGATCGGTGATTGGCTTGCTGCCGTCGATCTTGTCCAGGTACACGTCAAGCGGCGTACGCCAGGGGCTGATGCCGAGGATGGCAGCCACATCGGAACCACCAAGATAGGTGACGCGGTCTGGCTGGATTATTTGCTGAGTGGTCATTGCTGCCCCCTTGCCTTTGCTATTGCGGCTCTTGCTCGGTCATGAAGGGGAGAATCCTGACCACGCAGGCCCCTCTCGTTTTCTCGGGTTATAAGCATGAGCTCAAGAGCCTCCAGAAGATCAGGAGCGGCGGCGATCAACTTGGCATTGGCCTCACACTGAAGCGATTGCTTTCCTTCGATCTGGTCATCTTCCATTTGCCAGACAACCATCGCCAGTTCTCCATGGCCTTCGGCGTCGATGCCCATAGAGAGCCCAGTGCCGAATGGCGTGATGTCCAGCGTCCCGAGCTTCCAAGGCCCGGGCGTGTGTTTGTTTTGCATGCTTGGTCACTCCGTTGGTGGTTGATACGGCGGCCGATCCGGGATCCAGTAGGCGCACATCGTCACCGTGTACCTGGCTCCCTTCTTGCGCCGCATGGGGATAACGAACTTTTCGGCGTCCTGAAGCGCGTGAAGGTCGGCCGGCTGGCAGTAGCCAACCCGCACCGGGATCATGGATTGCACGGTGATGAGCTGCTGAGCCCTGGAGATAAGCGACTGCAAGTCATCGACGTGGATGGTCACCATCTTGCGGTTGGACTGCCTGGCAAGGCACAGCTCGGCCAGGATTGGGTTTAGGTCGAGCATCACCACCACCCCATCCAAGTCCCGAAGAGAATCGCCGCGATAGCGAGAGCCGTTAGCTGCAGGTCCTCGCGCCGAGCGCGGCGGCTACGCACGGGGCACCATGGTCCAGCCTTCATCTACAGCTTTTCGATAATCATCCTTGCGGGCATCCAGAAGGCGAGACCACCCGCCTTCCCCATCATCCCAGTTGATCGCGCAGTAAAGCGCCTTTGCCTGGTCTTCACGGGCTTCCGCCGCGATCTGCTCTGGCGTGCGGATGGGGCGGAATTCGTCAGCCCATGCCGGACGCGTGGTTTCCAAGCTGAACACCAGGACTTCCCCAGGTGAATCTGGCAAAGCACCGTGGACAACTTTGGCGCGCTGCCAAAAATAGGTGGTGTTGCCCAGGCCCGGCAGCAATGCCTCAATCTCAATGCCAACAGGCGGCGGACCTTCGCCGGTCCATGGTTTCGGGAGCCTTGGTCGAAACTCAATAGCCGAAAAATCAGCCATCGCATGCTCATCATTGAACGGATGACATTTTGCTGCCTTGCCAAGCTCCAGTTTGTAGTTGTACCCGGCCGGACAAATGAAGGCATGCCCAACGCCACCACTTTTATACAATCGAATGCCAACGGCTTCAGCCCAATCAGGGGCATCACTCCAATCGATTTTCATACCCAAACCTCCGCGCGCCACATGCCTTTGATTCGAACCGGAGAGCGCGTCCAGATGACCGCGTCCATCCGCCGGAAACCGATGTTGCCCAAGGCCTTGATGATGCCGGTGGCCTGGCTGGTGATGATTGAAATTTTCATTCCGCGTCCCCCGGCCATTCCTGGCGCGCATGGAGCGCCAGCTTGTTGGTGTCCACCAGCAGGTTACGGAACCGCTTCTGGCGAGCCTCATGCACCTCGCTGATCAGGGCGTCGTATTCGGCCAGCGTGATCAGCTCAGCCAAAAACGGATACTTGACCAGGCCAGTCGCCTCGGCGAACCGGGACGCAGCAAGGTCGGCAATCGCGCACTCAACCGCAGACTTCAAAAGGAAATCGAGGGCCTTCTTTGCCTCGCTGTTAAAACCGGTCATTGAGCCCTCCGGGCCGTTTCTTCGTTGACGGCCTGCATGCAGCCAAGCAAGAGGCCTTCGTGTATCTGGGATGGCGTTAAGTCGCCATTGCGGTAGGTCATCTCTGCCGCCATGTCGTGCGCGTCCAGGATGTTGTTCCGGTAGCGCTCAGCGTTGATTTCCTTGATGTCCGACAAGCGCATGCCGATGTCGCGCATCTCGGCAACGTCCTGGGCGTAGTCGGCGAGCATCACGCAGCGCTGGGCGGCGGTGGCTTTAACGGCGCTTGCTTGGTTGGCCTCGGCCGTTGCTGCGTTCATTACGGTGGCCGCGATGGCGACCGGGCAAGCGATGGCCAGGAACAGCAAGGCCTTGGTAGTCTGTTTCATATCCTTCCCCTTCTTTGGTTTGGTCACTCCGATAGCCGCTCAGCATCGAACGGCTATCAGTAGTGTTGATTTAGCAACACGGGTCACATGTAAACCTCCCCGTCTTAAGCCTTGGCGCCGTGGTGCATACGATGTCTCCGGTGTGGTTATCCGCCACCCCCGAAGCATCAAGACCATTCCGGCCAAGGCTTTCAAACGTCTGGTTGTTAAAGAGCGTACCCGGGCAAACCCTGGTACTGACTCAGCCCCAATTAAGGGGCTTGAGGTGGGCTGGGGTGGTTATCGGCTACTGTTAAGCCATGTGCCCCACTGGTCACCCATTGCAGCAGCGATGCCCGGGTAAGTCTCGGATCGTTTAAGCCAGCGGTCAGGCCCCGGCGTTTCGATGTTCTGTCCGCTGTCCGTCTGGTTCGCCCAGCGCGGAAGCATCTTCTTCTTGCCCTGACATAAGCGCGGCGATACGTGGCCGGTCGGAACGATCAGCGGGATACCATCATCAAGCCAGAGACCGGTCGCCTTGCTCGCGTCGTCGCCGTGCTGATGCGGGTGAATCACTTGCGTTGGCGGGCGGATCGCCGTGTTGATGAACGACACGGCAGGGTTCTCGATGGCCTTCAGGTATGGAAGCGCCAACAATCTTCGGAAATTTTCCAGCTCGATATCGCGCTGAGCCCGGCGCGCCTTGCCGGTCAGAGTTTCCGGCTTGACCTTCTGGTGATATCCAACATCCGGGTAACGCTTGAAGTCTGCATCGCAAAACGCCCAAGCCGACGAGGTAGTCAGAACGGTGCACATAGGATGGAACAGGCCGAAGTCCCACCCCGGCATTTCAGCAACCTGCCATATGTCGCACTGGAAGTGCTTTGGCGAATCGCCGCGAGCAGGAAGGCGGTCGCAGGTCCATACGTCGTGTCCGTGAGCCTCGAACGCTTGGCGCGTCAGCTGGCAGGCCGAGTAACCGATCAGTACCTTAGCCATTATTGATCCGCCATCTTGAGAATGGCTTTGGCCATGCTTGTGTCAGTCCCGCTAATGTTTTTACGGATGATTTTCGTGTCATCAGCGTAACCGCAGAAATTCGGGTAGACCGTTACAAAAATCCGGGTGCCCGGGAATTCGATGCAGTTCGAGAAAACCTTACTAATCACAGCAATTGATTGAGGATTGATCGCCTTAATGGCGTTGAACTGATCTACGGTTTGTTTGTTGCCACGGTGTTCGCGCTTAGCCATTTCGTATTGCTCCGCTGTTCGTTTCGAGGCGTATCGCCATCAAGTGAGACGAACTATAGGATGGTGGTGAATAGCCGTCAAGCAAAAATATTAGTTGATTGTGTTTATTTGTTGTCTTAAGGTGGCGACATCAAAAACAGGAAGGCTAACCAATGAACCTCGCTAAATCCCTGAAGAAAGCGCTACTGGAGCGCAATAAAAGCCAGCTCGACCTGGCGAAGGATCTGGGCATATCCACGGTTCACTTGAACCGGTTGGCCAACAACAAGGCCCAGATGAGTCCCGCCATCATGGAGAGGATCGCCAGCCAGTTCGGCATGAAGGTCAGCGAATTTGTAAAGCTCGGAGAGGACTGAAATGGCTGCTCTCCCGTACATGCAACTGTACGTGGCTGACTACTTGGCAGACACCGCGCACCTGACCACGGAAGAGCACGGAGCGTACCTTTTGCTGCTTTTCAGCTACTGGCAAACAGGGAAGCCTTTGAGGGCTGATCGACTGGCCTCGGTTTCCAGAATGAGCAACGAACGTTGGGCTTGCGTTGAACAAACGCTGAGCGAGTTTTTCGATGTGAAAAAAGGGCTATGGACCCACTTCCGCGTTGAAGCTGATCTAGAAAAAGTAGGGAGTAAATCCAAGAAAAATAGCGAAGCTGGTAAAAAATCAGCAAAGGCAAGAGCCCTTGCAAAACAGTCACTTGAGGACGCTGATCCAGCGAACGTTTCAACGAACGTTGAACAGACGTACCAACGAAACGTCAACCATACAGATACAGATACAGATACAGATAAAGAAAAAGATCAAAAGCCCTTGTCATTGGACGAGCCAAATGACGTGGGAAAATTGCAGAAAATTCCATACGAAGAGATTCGACAACTCTACGCCGTAAACCTGCCAACCCTTCCACAGGTGAAGCTGTTCGATCAGGCTCGAAAGAATTCAATAAAGTCCAGATGGAACGCTGATCCAAGATTTCAAAAATTGGAGTTCTGGGAAAAATTCTTTCAGCACATAGCGAAATCAAAATTCCTGATGGGCCAAACAAACCCTCCATGGCATGGATGCTGTTTTGACTGGATCTTCAAACCCGCCAACTTCAAGAAAATCGTAGAGGGAAACTACAGCCATGAGTGACCAAGCGAACCACAGGGAGCCATTCAGCCAGGAGGCCGAGCAAGCCGTCCTGGGTGCAATGCTGATCAAGCCTGAGTTGATCGACATCCTGTCCGCCGACCTGAAGGAATCGGATTTTTTCTTCGCCGACAACCGGGCGATCTTCAAGGCCATCACGAACCTGCATGCCCGGTCACAGCCTGTTGACATCGTGACCGTCGGTGAATACGTCGGAACCCTGTACGGCGGCGCCTCTGCATTCGCCTACGCGGCCGAGTTGCACCACAACACGCCAAGCGCTGCCAACGCCAAGGCATACGCCCAGGTCGTCACAGCGCGAAGCATTGACCGCAAGCTGGCCGCCGCCTGCTACACGATCAACGAGATCGCAGAGGGTGATGCCGGACCGGAAGACAAGATCGCCATGGCCCAGGCAGAGATCGCCTCGATCTACACCGGGTCGGCAGAGCCTGAGACGATCCACATCAGTCAGGCGTTAGGCTCCTACGTTGAAGAGCTTGAGCGACGCGAAAGCCTGGATGGGGCCATCGACGGGCTGAGTACCGGAATTCCCTCGCTCGACAAGAAGATCCAAGGACTTAAGCCTGGCGGCCTCTACATCATCGCCGGTCGTCCGAAGATGGGTAAGACCACGCTGGCCATGAACTGGGCCGATGATCAGGCGGTGGTGCAGGAGAAGCAGATCTTGGTTTTCAGCCTCGAAATGACGCAGAAGCAGCTAATCGACAAGTCGGTAGCATCGATCGGAGGAATACCGCTAAACCTACTCAAGGACGGATCGGCGCTGCAGACCCACCCGAAGGAAGTGGTCGACACCATCGCCAAGCTGAACGCTTCAGGGCTCGAACTGTACGACCGCAAGGGCGCAACCATCAATCGGATCCGTTCAGTTTCTCGCCGTCACAAGATGAAACACGGACTTCATGCAATCTACGTTGACCACGTTGGCTTGGTCGATGTGGACGACGCCAGGGCCAGCGCAGTGCAGCGAGTTAGCGAGATCACCCGAGCGCTGAAGTTGCTTGCAAAAGAATTGGACGTACCAGTTATCGCCCTTTCACAGCTAAATCGTGAGTTGGAAAAACGCCCGAACAAGCGCCCTATCCCATCCGACCTACGCGACTCCGGCACCATCGAGCAAGACGCGGACATGATTATCTTTGTATACCGAGATGAGGTCTACGAGCCGCGCACTGAGTACCGTGGCGTGGCCGAGATCATCATCGGCATTGCCCGTGACGTTGAGCCATGCATGCAGCGTGTTCGCTTTCAGGGCAAGTACAGCCTGTTCAGCGACCTTTCGGCCGACTTCGAACCACCAGAATTACCCCCAGAGCGCAGCTACTCGGCTCGCTCGCTTCTTGATGAGGTGTGACCATGCAAACATCAGAAAAACCAAGGGCCCGCCCGTATGACCCATCAAACTCATACATCGCCTGGGTCTGCAACGGCTACAAGGGAAACCTTTTTCATGTGCGGTTCGGCTCTTCCTGGTGGGATGCCTGCCGCGATTGGCACGAAACTGAGCCGACCGCACCTGATTTCGTGGATACCGATTTTCTCGACGACTGCCCATTCTGACCAACGCAAGGACCTGACCATGACCAGCAAGATCGAATCAACGAAACGCGAAATGTACCGCGCCCTGGCGGCGCTCAAGGCCGGCGGCCGGTGGCTGCTGAAGAAAGCGAACGCCGAGGCTTTCGAGTCGGCTCTTGAAGAGCACCTTGAGGAAGTTCGTCGGCAGATTCTGTTCGCCGAAGAGGCCCACAAATACAACCAGGTTTTGTGGGATTCCTATCATCGCCAGCAAAAACTCACTCAAGATGCTTGCTGCCGCGAACGCCAGTTGACTGATCACCTTGCTGAAGAAACTCGCTTACGCGTCATGGCAGATAAAGATTGCGGTCAAGCACAGCAGATCGTCGACGATCAGAAAGATCTAATCAGCCAGCAGAAGGAATTGATCGCCGCCCAACGCCAGGAGATTGCCAAACTCTTCATGACAAACCAGATTCTGGTTCGGCAGGTCGAGACCTTGGCGTATGAGGCGGATTTGCTAAAGATCGCCAACAAGGTAGCTGGCGAAGAGCTGCGTCTTGGCGGGCTCAATGTTGTCGTCGATGCCAATGTCCCTGAAGGTGCGACGGCCCTGATTAACGCCAATGGTCGCGTCGATGGCTTCTGGCGGCCGATGTGAAAAAGCGCAACTGGACGATCTACGTCGACGGGCAGAAGCCATTCCAGATGGTGAGCCTGGACGGAGAGATCGACCAAGCCGAAGCCCTGGCCTGTGCACGGTGCATCTGGCCAAAATCAAAACTGGAAGTGGAGTGACCAAGCGATGAAAACTACGATTATCGATATTGGACCCGTTGTCGTTGATGGGTTCATGGTGCCAAGCGATCGCCAAATTGCTTTCGAGAAGAACTGGGCCGACCGACACGGCGTACCGGCCGAATCCATGGCCCAGTACCGGCACGCAAGCCGCGAGGGCTACAAGCTCCCAGACATGGCCACGAACTTCCGCACCTGGTGCGCCGCGTGCGGATGGATCGAGGCGCAATCGAAACCGGTGGTGGTGCACCTGCCGCCTATCAATCCCCAGGCCGGCCGCCTGCTGACCTCCCTGGCCACGGCTATGCAGTTGCAATACGTCAAGGCGATTGAAGCCGCTGGCGCGAAGGTGTCCCAATGAAGACTTTTCCAGATCGCGTGATTGAAGCTCTGGCCAGGCATGAGCGCGCCGCCGGCGAGCTGGGCAAGATTAAGAAAGGCATCGTGGCTGAACTCGAGAAGTGCCCGATCACGATTGAGGCGTATAGCGCCAGTTCGATCGACTCTCCAGGTCTCAGCAGCAACAGCGTCAGCCAGAAGGATTTCGACAGGCTTTGGGATGGGTCGCGCGTTCGCCACCACCTACACCAAGTTCTTCAACTGACCTATAACGACGGCGGCGAATATGACCGAGAGCTCAAGCTTGACGCCTGGGAAATACGTGCAGAGCTTGAGGGAGAAGGCGAACACGTTGACGACGCTTACCAATGCCCGCACTGCCTTGCGGCTTGGGCGCTGATCGAGCGGCGAAAGGAGGTTAGGCAAGAATTCGGCATTGCCAAGCGTGCGTTGCGTGCCCTTGGGAAAACAGCTTTGAAGGTGCAACCATGAGACCAATCATGACAAGTCCGTGCAGCGTGTGCGGTGTGACTCTGGAGCATGACCAGGACCCCAGGAGGGTGATGTGCGGAGGGTGTGAGGCTGAAGTCCGTTCAGCTGCCAGGAAGAGCACCCAACCACCTCCGACCGTTGAGTATCACCGCGTGGTCCCGCCTCTGCCGCCACCAGCCCGAGAGCCATTCAACCATCCACGGGGTGAAGAATTCGGCATGCTCGCCTTTGCCACGCTGTGCGTAGCGCTGGGGTTCCTGTGCGGCTGCGTTGCGCGGGGTGGGGCATGACCAGACCCTTGATCGTGGTGACCTACAGCCAGAGAATCGGGGCCTACCGATGCGAGGGAAATGCATTTGGCGTTTTTGCTTCGGAGTCTGGTAGGACTCCAGAGGAAGCGATTGATAACTGGCGAAAAATAGTTGGGTTCTGGGGCGAGGTGAAACGATGACCGAGCTATTCATCCTTATTCCCGGCGACCCGTTCGGTAAACAGTCCGTTCGGGTTTCCATGGTCGGCGGATTCGCCCGGAAGTACATGCCGACGGAGACAACACAGTACGAGGCTAGGTGTTCGATTGAGGCGATGCTTACGGCCAGGAACGGCGAATGGGAATTCACCGGACCAATGCCAGCTATGCGCGGTCCGGTTGAACTCAAGCTGCAGATGTTCTTTCCGATCCCGAGATCCTGGAGCAAGAAAAAACAGGAGGCTGCCAGGCTCGGGAAGATCGTCCCAACCAAAAAACCTGACAGCTCCAACGTGCTGAAATCGGTTGAGGATGGGTTCACCGGGGTCGTGTGGATCGACGATTGCCAGGTTGTGGACCATCACATCACCAAGCGGTTTTCGGATGAGCCCTGCGTCATCGCGATTGTCACGCCACTTGACTTGGAGAGCTGCTGATCATAATCTCGCCCGCAGCAGGCCACGAAGCGCTTGGTCACGCCTCTTACAGGTCCGGCTTGCCGAATGCCCCACGATACGGGGCCACGAATTTAGCGGGGTGGTGCAGTCGGGTAGCATGTCGGGCTCATAACCCGAAGGTCGTCCGTTCAAATCGGACCCCCGCTACCAAATAAGTCCTTGGT